CTATTGCGATTGACTCAGAAAATAATTTATATGCTTTAGAATATGAAAGACATAGAAGTATACCAACCATAGGACAAAAATCTGATACTGGAGAAGTCATTGGTAAGAAAGGTGTAGTAGATTATATTATGGATATGCACGAAAAGTATCATTGTGTATCTAGTACTGTTGAAGATGTAGCTATGAATAGAAGTGTATTTCAATCTTTAAATTCAGAAAGAAGACGTTTAAACAAGTTTGATATAGCAGTAATACCAGAAAAACCAGGCGGAAGACAGAAGATTAATCGTATATATAGTGGTCTTTCAGGTAGATTTAGTACAGGAACAGTACATTTAAGAGAAAATATGTTTGATTTAATCAATGAAGTTGTTACTTTTGGCCCTAGAATGGCTCATGATGATACCATAGAGACTCTTTATTATGCTCAAATGCATGCATTCCCGCCTGATTTGAGAAAAGATAAACGTAATAGAACTTGGTACAAACCAAAAAGGAAAGCGAAAAATTGGATAGTAGCATAATAACAATGGAGAAATAAAATGGCTGAAAAAAAGAAAAAGAAAAAACAACCCAAAGGAATGCCTTCTGGAAGTATTCAATCTAGAATGCCTTCTTCTACTAATACAGGAAAATCTCCTAAAAAAGCAGTAAAGAAAAAACGTTCTTTAATGGAAAGAATTAATCCTTTTGATAAAGAAAGTAAAGAACGAAGAGCAGCTAAAAAAAGAATGAAAGCTAGCAAAAGAATGTCATCTAGTAAAAAAGCTAAAGGTACTGGTTTAGTTAGTACTAAAAAATCTAGGGCAAAAGCAATAGGAGCTAAAGCTGGAACTAAAGTTCGTAGAGGAGCTGTAAAAAAAGTTTCTACCAAAGGTGGAGATTTTGTTAAGTATGAAAAAAAATCAAAAGCAGCTGGTAGTTTTAGAGCAGCTTTTAAATCAAATTGTTCTGGTGGAGCCAAGTCTTTTACTTGGGATGGTAGAAGTTATAGTTGTAAGAAAAAATAATGATTAGCATTAGTCAAATGAAATCTCTAATCGAGAAAACTTGTTCAAGATTAGGAGACAAATACGCAAGTCCTGAAGCTGTTAATTTAGTATTAGCAACTGGTATTGTAGAATCAAGGTATGAATATATTAAACAAATGGGAGACGGCCCAGCTCGTTCATTCTGGCAAGTAGAGCCAGCGACTGCTGTAGATACTCTAGCCCATTTCTTAGTTCATAGAAGTTCTTTAATGCAAAAATGTGCAGAAGCTACTTTAATTGATTTAAAATACTGGCAAACATATGATGAAAATGTATGGGCTGAAATATTAGAAAAAAATATTGCAGCTGGAATAGTTCATGCAAGATTAAAGTATTGGAGAGTTCCTAAAAAAATGCCTAGTAGTTTAGAAGGTCAAGCAGATTATTGGAAAAAATATTACAATAGTGAAAGTGGTGCTGGTAGTCCAGAACATTTTATTGAACTAGTTAAAAAGTATTTAAGATAATGCCTACTCTATATCAAATGTTAAGTGGAGGTATGACAGCTGAAGAACATAGAGAGCAATCTATGTTAAATATTTCTAAAAAAAGAGCTGACGCTAAAACAATGCCAAAACCTCAGTTAGATATTCATAGTGGTTTAGATTTATTAGGAATGACTCCAGGCGTTGGAGTTGGCGCTGATTTATTAAATACAGCTCTTTATACAGCAAAAGGTGATAAGAAAGGTGCTTTAACATCTTTATCCCAATCTATTCCATTAATTGGTTTAGGGTCAGGTCTAAAAAAAATAATTAAACAAGCGAAAAAATCTAATAAAAAAACAGTTACAGTATATAGAGCTGTAGGTGAAGATGGATTAAAACCAATAGGAAATAAATTTATTGGAAGTGAGTCTATGGGTGGTGAAGTATATGCAACCTTAGATAAAAATGTAGCTAAAAAATATGCTTCTTTAAACCCAAATCGTAAAGTAATGAAATTTGAAATTCCTAAAAAATGGATACTCGAAAATGAAAAAACAATACAAATGGCGATTAAAGAAGAAGATACGTTTATGGAAAAAATAAGAAAAGATATATTTGAAAAATCTTTTGAAAACAAAACTTCTTTAGGAAAAGAACTTAGATTTACAAAAGAAATTGGTATTCCAAAAGAATATTTAGAAAAGGTTTATTAAAAATGGCTAGAATGACAAATAAAAAACGAGCTCAAACTAATAAAATTCTTTGGGAAAAAGCTAATTCCTCTCATAGACAAAGATGGCAAGTGTTAAGTCAAAAAGGATATGACTTTTATTTAAATGAACAACTTACTAAAGAAGAAACAGATTCTCTTAACGAAGCAGGAATGCCTACATTTACTATTAATAGAATTACTCCTATTGTAGAAATTATGAAATATTTTGTTACTGCTAATAATCCTAGATGGAAAGCAGTTGGAGCTACTGGAGATGACGTAGATGTTGCTCAAGTACATTCTGACATAGCAGATTATTGCTGGTATCATTCAAATGGTAAATCAATATATAGTCAAGTGGTATTAGATAGCCTTACAAAAGGCATTGGATATTTTATGGTTGATATTGATAGTGATGCTGACAGGGGAATGGGAGAAGTTGTATTTAAAAAGATTGACCCTTATGATGTATATGTAGACCCTGCAAGTAGAGACTTTTTATTTAGAGATGCTAATTTTATTTCAATAAGAAAAAATGTAACTAAAAGTCAATTAAAAAATTTATTTCCTGAATTTGTTGGTAAGATAAATAAAGTATCAGGTGGTTCTGATAGTATGAGTTATTCTCAAAGACCATCTACAGATTATCAATCTATACAACCAGAAGATATTACAATGGGTATTACAGTAGATGGAGAAGATGATGATGTTATACCATACTATGAAACTTATTCTAAAAAGAAACATGCTTATAGAAATGTATTTATAAAAGTTCTTCCATCTCCAGCTGAAATGGAACAAATAAAAGAAAATGTAGAAATACAAACCGAACAAGCTGAAAAAGAAATTTCTGTTAGTTTGCAAGAAAAAATGCTAAGCATACAACAATCTTTAGAGTCTGGAGAGATAATAGAACAAAGAGCTCAGTTAGAAATGGAAAGAGCTCAAAAAATGTCTGAACAAGCTGTAGAAGAAAATAGAATGCAACTTATGTCTCAGGCTCAAGATTCTGCTACTATTATTGACCAACAAATAATGACAGAAGAAAGTTATCAAGCTTTAATAAAATCTGGTGAAATGGAAAACCAAATTATTGAAGCTATAAAATTTTATGAAAATAGAGTACATTTAACTTGTACAGTTGGTGATGATATATTTTTATATGAACGAGTAATTCCAGTTTCAGAATATCCTATTGTTCCAGTTGCATATATGTATACTGGTACTCCATATCCAATGAGTGCTGTCGCTCCTATTATTGGAAAACAACAAGAGATTAATAAAGCTCATCAAATTATGTTACACAATGCAAACCTAGCTTCTAATCTTAGATGGATGTATGAAGAGGGTTCTGTACCAGAAGAAGAATGGGAAAAGTATTCATCTTCTCCAGGCGCTTTATTAAAATATAGACAAGGATTTGCTCCACCAACTCCTATTCAACCAGCTCCTATTAACAATGCTTTTTTTACTATTACACAAGAAGGCAAGGGAGATGCGGAATATATAGCAGGTGTTCCTTCAGCGATGATGGGATTTACTCAACAACAATCTGAAACTTATAGAGGTTTACTTGCTAATGATGAGTTTGGAACTCGTAGATTAAAAGCTTGGATGGGTAGTGTTGTAGAACCAGCTTTAGAACATTTAGGTAGATGTTTTCAAATGATGGCTCAAAGTCATTATTCAGTAGAAAAAGTATTTAGAATTGTACAACCAGAAGCTGGACAACAACCAGATGAAGAAAAAGATGTAAGAATTAATATTCCTATATACAATGATTATGGTAAAGCTATATCTGTTTACAAAGATTATGCATCTGCTAGATTTGATATTAGAGTTATAGCTGGAGCTACAATGCCAATTAATAGATGGGCATTATTAGAAGAATACTTTAGATGGTTTCAGTCAGGATTAATTGATGATATTGCTATGATTGGTGAAACTGATATAAGAAATAAAAAACAAATTATTGAAAGAAAGTCAATGTATTCTCAACTTCAAGGACAAATGGCATCTATGGAAGAAGCTATGAAAGATAAAGATGGAACTATTGAAACTTTACAACGTCAGTTAGTACAAGCTGGTATTAAAATGAAAGTTGGAGAAGCTTCAGGTGAAGTAAGAAAGAATGTTTTACAAACAGAAGCTCAACAAAAACTTCTTAGAGGTCTTTTAAAAGGTGAGTTTGATAACGCTAAAAAAGACTTACAAAGAGAAATGAACACAATTGCAGACAATAATAAAAAAGATAAAACATAGTTGTTTTTATAATTATTTTTGCACTAAATTGAAAAAACGAATAAAAGGATAAATTATGGCACAAGAACAAGTAGGCAACGCTTCTTTAGAAGAAGCCCCTGAAAGTAATGTCCAAAGCCTCAGCGATGCAGAGTCTGGAGATTTTTTTGAATCTTTAGATAATAGTGTCAATGCAGGTATATTAGATAGCGAATATTCGCAGTCAACCTCGCAAAATTTAGATGATAACACATCAGCGAGCCCTAGCGGAGTTCAAGAGCAAGGCGAAGATGCTTTGCAAAAAAGGTATAGTGATTCAAGTCGTGAAGCTAAACGCTTAAATGGCAAGCTTAATGAACTAGAACCATATATGCCAATACTCGATGCAATGAGAGAAGACCCTAATTTAATTCAGCATGTGCGGAATTATTTTGAGGGTGGTGGTCAAGCACCAGAAAGTATGGCTCAAAATATGGAGCTTCCTGAAGATTTTTCATTTGACCCAGATGACGCTTTTACCGACCCTAAGTCGGATTCAGCGAAAGTATTTGGGGCTACAGTTGATGGTATTGTTCAACGTAGACTTAACAATGAGTTAGGAAAACAAAAAACAGAAAACCAAAGACTTGCACGAGAAACTGCCTTTAGACAAAAAGTAGAAATGAATGATGACGAATGGTCTACTTTTGTGAATTTCGCTAAAAACAAATCTCTAGAACTAGATGATATATATTATTTAATGAAGAGAAAAGAACGAGAATCAAACATTGCTGATAACGCAAGACAGCAAGTTGCTACTCAGATGAAAAAAGTCCAAGAGCAACCTCGTTCATTAGCAACAGCTGGTAGTACTCCTGTTGAACAATCTCATGATGACCAAATATTTGACACCTTACTCGGTATTGACCAAAAACTGGATAACGTCTTTGGTTAAAAGTTGATTTTTTTAACTATTTAACAAAGACATAATGTTAAATAGGAGATAAGGTAAAATGGCTGATTTATTTACACTCGATGCCGTTGCTGATGTCGCTAGTGGAAGTGCTGGTTCTAGATTAGGAACTTCACTTGATACTGGTGTTCTTCGCAGAAAATACGATTTTGGTGAAAGGGTATCTGAACTAGCAATAGCTCAAGACCCATTCTTCCGTTTCGTATCTAAACTAGCGAAAAAGCCAACGGATGACCCAGAGTTCAAATTCACAGAACGAAGACCCTCTTTCCATAAACGATATGCATATGCCACAGCATTTAGTAATGATAATACTACATGGGTAGAAAATCAATCTACAAATGCTACGACTCAATACGATACGTATGAGACAGCTGGTAACACTGTTTACGTTAAACTTGCTACAGATTATAAATCAGGCGGTAATCGTCAGAATATTTATGGTCAAAGTAATGAGGAAATCGTAATTGGTGCTGATGGTACACAGCCTGCATTTTATATGCCAGGTCAGATGATTAAGATTAATTTTTCTGATTCTGCTGCTGGAGCCGTTAAATCATATGCTATTGTCAGTGTTGACACAGTTACTTTGCAAGATGAGAGTACAAGTCCACCTACAGCTCACACTCATGGTGAAGCTGCGATTGTTAGAGGCACAGTTGTAAAAACAAAAACTGCTGGTGATGACTATTATGCTGGCCCACTTGGTGTAAATACACCAGTTGGTGATAGTACATATAGTACATCTATCGCAGGTTCAACTTCCTCTAATGGTTTAGAGCAATCAAGAGTTTATGTAGTTGGTAATTCTCATTCGCAAGGTTCTGGTTTCCCTGAAACATGGAAAGACCAGCCTTTCTCAACCGCTTTTGGGCGTACACAAATTTGGAAAACCGCTATGGCTATGGATAACACTACTCGTGCTACTGTGCTAAAGTATGAACCAAATGAATATGCTCGAATTTGGAGAGAAAAGCTAATTGAACATAAATACGATATAGAACAAGCTATATTGTTTGGTTCACAATACGATTCAGGTGATGAATGGTATACACAAGGCGCTGTTGATTTCATTTCAAATTATGGTAACGTCTTTAGTCTGACACACGCGTCGAAGACTCAAGATGATTTCTTAGATGATTTGAGCAACTTCTTAGACCCACGATACAATAATGCTAACGCAACATTGTTCTTTGTGGATACGCAAACCTATAACTGGTTGCATAAACTAAGTGGTTACTTCTCAAATAATCTTGAGATTTCACCTAACTTGAGAGCTGATATGGCACTTGTAGGCAGAAAGAAGGTATTTGGGGCAGATGTTACAACAATTAGTACTCCTTTTGGAGATATGAACGTAACTCGTAACATTCACCTAGATGGTTCACCAATTAAGATTCTTGCTGTTAATATGAAGAATGTCGCTTATCGACCATTGGTTGGTAACGGACTTAATCGTGACACAGCAATTTATGTTGGTGTACAAACCTTAGAAAATAGTGGTGTTGACCGAAGAGTTGACTTAATTCAAACCGAAGCCGGTATGGAGTTTCAGATGCCTGAATCTCATGCTTACTGGTCTTAACATAAGGAGATTGAATTATGGCTAATCCTCTATACGGACAAAACAAAGCTGATGGAGCTATCCAAGATGGTAAAAGTTCTGTTATTGTAGCTGGTGATGATATTACATTGACCGCTGCACAAACTGGTTCTACTGTCTTCATGAATGCCGCAGCTAAAACAATTCAATTACCAGCAGCCGCGCCTGGATTAAACTACAAAGTTATATTCGGGATTGATACGACTGCAGGTGCTGATATTTTAGCTACAGCTGGAGATGCTTTTTTTGGTATTATTAGATTATTTTCTGATACTGCCGACCAAGTAGGTGTTCCACAGCAAATATCACACGCGACAGCTATTGGAACTGTAGCTAACTATGACACTATGGATTTTGTTGCAGCTACTGCAACTATCGGTGGAATGGCTGGAGATATCGTTTCAGTAATAGCTGTTGATGATACTGCTTGGCATGTAACTGCTGACTTAACAACATCGCAAAATAATCCTGGCACAGTTGCCGTGATTGTAGCGAGTTAAGGAGGTAACTAATGCCTGATGGTAGTGGAACTAATCAAAAAGCGAAAGCTAGTTATGCTCCAGGCGAATACTGCTTTACTATGGACAGTTCATCTGCTTCATCTCATACTTTAGGTATGAATGATAGTGGAAAAACATACTTCGTAGAAAGCACTGTAGCTAGAACTATTACTTTACCAGCCGTAAAAGCTGGTTGTAATTTTAGGTTCATAGCAACTGACACAACCGCTGATAGCTCAATCACAACTAGTGAAGGAACTGCTCTACTTAAAGGTGGAGCGGAATGCGGAGATGCTTATCTTACTCTAGCTGGGACTACTATTATAGAAGAAGCAGCTGGTTCTGTAGGCGACCATCTCGAAATGGTGTGTGATGGTACTTATTGGTATGTTAGTGGGCATGGTGCTCATGACGCTAGCTTTTCAGTATCATAAACTGAAGAATCCTAAATTTGTGATTAATAACACAATATAAGGATTAATTTGGAA